CTCTTCTTCGATAGCGGCGAGGTTCTTTACAGCCTGAGCACGGCGCTCTTCTTGCTGCTGAAAGAAAATCGCCCGCTGCTGATCCTGCCCCGACAACTGCTGGAACAACAGATCGTTGACGTTTGCCGCGCCTTGCAACTGTTGCTCAAACAAGTCTTGAAGTTTGGCGACCTCTGCGTCGAGAGCCTCCTTGTTCAAGATGCCGTCGCGGGCCTGCTGCTGCAGCACAGCAACGCCTTCCTGCAAGCGTTGATAGGCCCGGAAGCCAGCGTCGCCAAACTCTGCGGCGCGTGACGACGATTGCACGATCGTCTTGTCGATCTGCTCGAACGCTTTCTTGAATCCCTCTCCGAAGCCCTGCTCTGCGGCTTGCTGTTGCTCTTGGAGTTTTGCCTGCAGTTGGTCGAGTTGTGCCAGCCGAGCCGTGGCAGCGTCGGCCTCCGCCGCAAGGTTGTCTTGTCTCGCCGCTGCCTGCTCTCCCTGGACGCGAGCAATCTCTCTCGCGACGGATTGAATATCTTGCTGCACTTTTGTTGCATCGTCTCCAGCCTTGAGAAGACCGTCAACGCGCTTTCTGTCCTCTTCTGCCTGCTTTGTGGCAGCCTCGCTCGCTTTTTGCCTGTCGGCTGTCTCCGTGTTGATCAAGTCATTCACCCGTCGCTGGGCTTCCTCGATCCGCTTGATTTCTTCGGCGGTCATGTTCAACGGGTCTTCGACCGATGCGACCACGGCCTCAAACTGCCGCATCGCGTCGGTCACGACGCTGCTCTGATCGACGATGCCGCCGAAGAAAACGTCGAACCGATCCCGCGTTTCTTCGATGTTTGTCTCTACTCGGAACTGCGGCGAACGCTCTCGCTCGATCCGCTCGCGGATACCCTGCAAGAATGTCTCCGCTTGCCCGGCACCTTGGGCTGCGGCCTCGGCGCGATCGCCGCCAAACACGCCGGAGACTGCGTTGCCTACACCCTCGGCTGCATTGACAAGTTCAGCGGCGTTGCTGTCGATAGCCTCTTGGCTCGACGCAACCAGCGCCCGACCGGCTGCCTCGAGTTCGTCGTTGAGATAAGAGCCGATCCCCTCGAGCACCTGGCCAAGCCTCAACGCAAGAGAGTTGCCGACTAATTCAAAGGCGTTGAATGCCACTCGAAGCGTTTCGGAAACAGCCGTGAACACGTCCGCAACTGTGCTGAATACTCCGCCGGCGCTTTCAAGTGCTCCGGAGAATCCACCAAAGTTTGAGACGAACTGATCGAAGACGCCTGCTAGAAACTCCGCGCCATTCAGTAGCACGTCGGTGATCGCGTTTGCGATCCCCGTTCCGCCTTGGCCTTCGGCCCCGGCAAACTCTTCGACAAACCTCAAGAACTCTTCGGTGATGCCCGTCACCGCCGGGGCAAGATTGCCAACCACTTGCCCGATGATCCCCTCGACTGTCGCTCGCACAAGGTCGAAGCCATCATTCATCTCGGCCACGTTGCTGATCTGCGTCTCGTTGACGATGATGCCAAGCCGCTCGGCCCTGGCTCGCAACTCTTCGAGGCTGTCGGCACCTTCGCGGAAAAGCGGCGCGAGCGCCGCGCCTTGCTTGCCAAACACTTGAACAGCGGCGGCAGCACGCTCCGCGGCCGTCGGCAGTTGCGAAATAGCGGCCCCGATCGTGGAGAATTGCTGCTCTGGGGCGAGGGCTCGCAGTTCAGCGACAGAGAGGTTCAGCCCCTTCAGTGCCTTGTCGAGTTCACCTCCGGGCGTCGCCTTGCCGATGTTCACGGCGAGCTTCTGCACAGCCGACCCGAACGCCTCGGTGTCCACGCCGGCCAGCTTCGCAGCGAGCGAGTAGCCCTGGAGGGCTTCGACGCCGATGCCGGTGCGGGCGCTGAAATCGTTCAACGTGTCGAGCGACGAGTTCACAGACGTAACCAGCGACGTGATCTGGCTGGCGGCGCTTGTGAACGTGCGACTTAGAACTTGCAGCCCATCGACGATCGCCCTGCCGATCTCCAGTTTCGTGAGCAGGCTGACGTTGCGGTTCAGTCGCTCGATGTTCTTGTCGGCATCGCCGGCCGACTTGCCCGCCCGGTCGAGGTCTTGACTCGCCTTGGCGGCGGCCCGGTTGAACTGCTCCTGAGACAGCCGACCTTCTCGGAGATGATCGTTCAATTCCTGAATCTGCTGGTCATACCGCTCCTGCGGCGTGAGGTTTGCCCGGATGATGCGGGCAGCATCGGCAACGGCTTCCGCACGTTGCTGCTCTGCTTTGGCGGCGGCTGCCCCTGCGCCGAGTGCGTCATCTTTCGCCCGGGCAGCGATCTCTTCAGTGATGGCACCCTGTTCCTGCAGGCGTGTGATGCGCTCGATCTGAACAGCACGCTTCTCTTCCTCGCTGCGGTACTGGGCCGTGATCTTCGCGCCTTCGGCGAACGCTGCCGCAGTGTCTTCGGCGGTCAACTGAAGTTCCTTGAACCTCGCCGCGTATTCGCGAAAGTCCAGCCCGTTCCGCAACTCCTCGGTCAGTGCCGCAAAGTCTGCGAGCGTTCGTTGCTGCGCCTCTGCGGCAGCAGACGATTCTCTGGCAAGCGGGCGAAACGCGGCGGCAGACTTCTCTGCCTGCTCGGAAAGCGAGTTAAGCGCCCGCTCTACGGGCGTGAGCGACTGCTGAACGCCAGTGGCGTCCGCAGAAATCTTCATCGCTAGCCCGAGAATCGTCGCCATTTCTACTGCCCTAGAACTCCGAGTTGCTTTGCCAGATCACGCACCACGTCCGCCGCCTGGGCCTCGTGCTGCGGCGGCTTGCGCAGCGGCACGAAATCGCGACCTTTCGGGCATTTACCTCGCGGCGAGTATTCAATTGCTAGCAGTGACGCGAGCAGGCCCGTCTCCTCCCACGAGTCAGGAATCGCCTCGAAATACCGCGTGTATGCCATCCACTCCGAAATCTCTTGCGAGTCCATCCGTTGGGACAACTCTCGCACCGTCATCTTCAAGTGCCCCGCCAGTTGGAACATGAACTGTCGCAGCGGCGAGACGTTCAGCCTTTTCCCAATTCCTCCACGTCAGCCTCCGACATCGAGTTGTGCTTCATCGCCCGCTCGAAAAGCCGGCTCATGACGGCGGCGCTCTTCTTCCCGAGCTGCTCGATCTGGTCGCGAGTGAAGAGCAGCTTGCCGCCCTCGTCGCACAGAACGCGCTGCAGATACTCGGTGCGGAAGTTCTCGATGCCGGTTTCCCTCTTGCCGATCCACATGCGTTCGTAAGCGTCTCTTTCGCCGACGCTCATCACGCGGACGAACACGCTGCCGCCCCACTCCTTGACCTTGACCTCGAGGAGCCCGAGATCGTCCGCCGCAAGAATCTGTTCAGCCGAAAGAGACATTGTTTCACTCCATGACAATGCGATAGGAGACGCTGTAACGAGCAACGTCGTTCACCTTGCCCGCCATAGTGAGCGTCTGGAAAACGGCTTTCGTGGAGCACGTCAGACCGCCGCCAGTGAAGGCGAGGGTCTTCTTCAGCCCACGTTCCGCCAGAGAGATGCTCGCCGTGTGCAGGCAAGCAATATCTATAGTGCCTGCGTCAAGCGAGTGAACGCTGTCTCGCCCGATCGGCAGAGAGCCGCCGGCGTTGATCTTGATGTCGGTCACTTCCTGCAGTGACGCGCCGCCCCACGTGACCGTAACTCCCGCGCAAGGTGTTGCCATGACGGGCCTCCGTCACGGCACTAGACGCGGGCGAGTCGTACAGTCGCCTGCCCGCGGATCGCGTCGTTCGTCGCGAGCGTGAGCGTCGAGGCATTGACCGTGTAGGCCACGCTAGAGAACCCAGTGAGGGCAGTGCCGGCCACGGTGATCGAGCACGTGCCGGTCGAGGCGTCGGCGATGATCACCTTCCCCAGATAGTCGAACTGGACAGTGCGGCCGGTATCGGAGATCGAACCCTGCAGCGGGCGATCTTGCGTCGCGATCGACGCGCCCGTGGTCAGCCCGAGATGCGAAACGTCAATTTTCTCGGCGTCAGCATTCGGATCAGTGAACTGGATGACGATGTTCGTGACGGTGTATGCAGTCGCGCCAAGCCGGAGAACTGTGCCCGAGCCATCATGGGGGGTATCGGCCATTTCCTAAATCTCCTTCCAGAGAATCGAGAACGTGAGCGTTACGCTGTACACCGGGGGGGCGTCTCCGCCCGCCAACTGCACGAACCCGTCAGACTCGCCGTCGAGACTCACGTGCCGTATATCTATTCCTAGTTTCTGCTCCCCCCAGCCATCCAGAACGCGGCGAATCTTGTCCGCGAGGTCTCTTACTGCCTCGTATGTCAACGCGTAGCAGTCGATCGCGAGCACGACCGTAGGCATCCCCATCGGGCCGGAGAGCGTCTGCTGGCGGCTCACAGACTGCCGCCGCCACGTCACAAACGGAATCGCCGCCGTAGAGGGGGCAAGCACCGGATAGACCCGGTCGCCCACCACCAGGGCCACGGCGGCGTCCTGCTTCAGAGCGTTCGCGACGGCCTGTTCCGGGGCTTGCAGGGGCATGCCC